CGAAACGAGAAGTGTGCGTGTTTAGTGTGTTTGTTAATTCCGCGATACTTGCGCCATTTCCATTTAAGGATGGGTGAAGCAATCTTTTCGTCAAAAATGATGTAACTAAATCGTCCATGTTTTTTGGCATGTAGTCGAACCTGGTCAACCAAATCGGGCATGACATCCCTCCCTTTGGATAAGTCACGGCTAATGTCGATGGCGCGTACCCAGCCATTAGCATCCGCATTGTGGTCAGACTTACGAGCAGCATGCCTTGCATCTGAGTAAGCCCCTGAGTCCGAATCACGATTACGGTCGGGGAAGGCATCATCAATTTGTTCTCGTAATTGAATCGCTGACTTAGATAACTTTGGCTTCATTATCCGAGAATTGTTTGAAGTTCATCCTCGGTTAAACCGAGTCGAGCCAATAGCGCAGCCTTTTCTGCTGCTGCCTTTTCCTGCAACCCTAACTGAGTCAGTTCATCTTTCGAGTAATACTCAACAGATTCAATGTTGTTATCAGGTTTTGACTCATCAAAGCCACCTAAACCATAAGTTACTGATTTTATTTTTTTAGTCATTATGCGTTTCTCAATCCGATTGAAGGTACAGTTGATTGTGCTACTAATGATGTTGCGGTTGCAAATGCTCCTGTAACACTATCTTGATAAAAAGTAGGCGTAATGACTGATAAATCTGCGGACAATGCAAATACGCTTGAAGGAGCAGCACCTTGGGAAAAAAACGATGCAACGGCACTTATTGATTGAGCGTTACCAGCAAGGTAATACCAACCAGTTGCAGGAGTTTGTGAAATGGTAATTGTGTAAAGAGTGCTTGCAGCAGTACAACTTACTGTTCCAGCATCGAAAAGAACTGTAGTAGGCAACCCTGTGGTCAAACTTGCGTTGTATAAACCAAGTCGAACGGATGTCGTGCCTGTGTGCGTAGCAGATGTCCTAATTGCAATTCTATCAAATGCCCCACTTGTAATAAAAACAGGATAGTAATAAGTACGATTTACGCTCATGGTCATACTTGTTGTTGCTGTAGAAGCATAACTTGAATACGAACCAACGACTTTAGGGTTTAACATTGAAGCGAGTCCTGATGGACTTGACCATGTTGGTACTCCGCCGCTAACAGTTAAAACCTGTCCAGTTGAGCCAATTCCTATTCTAGCCTTAGCGGTGGATGAAGTGTAATAATCAACATCTCCAGCAGTTGTTCCAGGACTCAGTGATTTTACAGAGGTGTCAATGGCAGAACCTAGAGTGCGAATTGCCGATGCACCATCTTTGACATAATCAGTGTCATTAGGTGTAGTCCACCCATAGTTAGTTGTTGTTGCCATTTTTCTCCTATTGTCAGGCTACTATTGTAGCGTCAATCCACTCGAGGGTTGGGCTTAATGTGTTCCATGTTTCAGCCGCGTTCACCTGTGACCACTTCATAAATTGAAGGCTAAATGCCACAGGGGACAAATTCAAGGTTATAGATAATTTATTGAATCCAGCATTAAATGACCAGCCTTCAACAAAACCTTCAAACGAGCCTCCAACAAGGTTTGACGGTAAATCTGTTATGTATAACGGCAAACCCATAAAAGCACCGATAAGTGCATCTCGGTCTGCATCATCTATTTCGGGGTTGGTCAATTCAAAGGTAATTGATTTGAACAGGCTTTGAGGATTGGCTCTAAGTGCTAAATAGAAGTTTGCCTGACTTAGGGCATCGGCGGTGTTTTCAATCGATGTTGTAATGTTCTGACCCTGTTGACCATAAAGGGCAATCGAGGTGTCATCTTGAGCGGTTGAAATTCCACCATTTTTGTGGGTAATGCTTACTTTGTTTCGGATGTCACCAATTCTGCGTGAGGTTGAAATGCCTCTAGATAAAGCCTGATTTGCCGAAAGTTCTGTGTAACCATTAGCTGCAAGGTATTGACTTCTATGGGAACTATCTGCATAACAGATACGCCCCGCGCTATCCTCATAAATGTAACCAAGTCCCGAAAGTGCCAAAGCAGCGACCAAAGAATAAACATCTGTTTCACTGGATGAGCGAGCAGTTAACTCATAATCTCCAGGTTGGTCAATCTCCCCTAATCCAACATTTTGAGCATTGGTCCATGTTTCGGTTGCAGGCGTATAGGCGCTCCAAGTTAAAGTTGGAGCAACTTCATTCCAGGCGTTCCTAAATACAGGCTCAAGAACACTATAGATTTGCGTACCATCAAATGCTTTTGAAAGAACTCCATTTGTAAGAGTCTTAGGCAATTTAGATAATGCACCTAAAGCAACAATTTTGAAAGATTGAACAACTGCAACAGAACCACTTGATTTAACTGACTGCTCAATGTCTGTAACAAAACCGCCAAAAATTGATGTAAATGTTCCACTTGAGTTTTTGACCCTAAGTGTCAACGAATCATTTATGTCGATGCTGAAATCTGCTCCAGTAGAATTAACTAATTCAATTGATGCGTAACCTGCAACAGGTTGTGTATAGATGTCAGTTCTGCCTGATGACATTGAAAGGTTTGCAAGTGTGACGGTTGTATAGGTAGCACCGTCAACTGATACCTCCCAAACAGGATTCCATGAGGTCATCGGATGTTGGAAAACTTTTCCGCACCGAGAGTGCCTCGAGCTGCTGAGTCATTCAAGATTTCGACAATTTGACGAGCAGTTGATTCGGAATCTATTGCGCCATTGACGGTGATGTTGTATTGGTCCATTGTTGCCTTTTCGCCTAATCTAAATGAGCCATAGTTCATTGAATCAACTCGTTTAACACCCATGAGTTGGTCAACTAAACTACCAAGCATTGCAGCATCAGATTGTAATTTATTTAGTGCGTTAACTTGACTGGACCTTGATGTTCCTGCGCTTGCTTTTGCTGCTGCTGCTGAATTAGATGCAACACCTGAAAGAACATTACTTAGATTGCTAGAACTTGAAAGTCCACTATTTGCCATGCTAAAACCTGGACCGCCACCTGGACCGCCACCGCCACCTGTTGTTGTTCCCCAGGAACTGGCAAATGCGGTTCCTTGAATACTTTTGATTTTGTTAATACCTGCACCAAATAAATTAAGAAATGAGATAACCTGATTAGCCATTTCAATAATAAAACTAATCAATTCCTTGATAATCGTTACTACGACTGTTGCAGTTTGTGCCACGAATTTTAGGATTGTGACAAAACCCTCCATGCTAGATTTTCCATCTGTTGAAAATACTGCGGCTAATTGCCCAACGCTTTTTGTAAGGGAACGAATCGTTACACCAAGATTATAGGAACTCAACCCTGTTGCATCTAACCCATCGACCGCGCCTTCATTGCCAGTTAAACCTGCAATCATTGCATTAAACGCAGGCAATGCTTCGTTGTTGATAAACTGGATTAAACCCTCCATGATTGGAAGCAACGCAAAACCAATTGTTTCTTTGGCTTCATCAAAACCAATTCGCATCTGTTCCATCTTGAAAGCAAGCGTGTCTGCGTTCGCACCCAGGTCAGGATAAATTTTATTTATCTTTGCAAGAATTTCCGCAAACGACATCCCTTTGAGTTCGGCTGCAGATAAGCCAATGCCTAATTTAGCAAGGGAGGTAGTGTTCCCATCTTGAGCTTTTGCAAGTGCATTTGCAACATTTTGTAATTCAACTCCACTGTTAACTGAAACTCTCGTGGATACTTCTAATAACTTTTGAGCCTCTCCGACATTGTTAGTCGATAGCGCCAAACGCTCCAGGGCAGGACGAAGTTCTCCATCGGATTTTGCAGTTTGAATGGCAAGTGTGCTCAGGTATTTTTCAGTTGATGCAATTTGAGCATCTGTTGCACCTGTTGCGTTTTTGAGAGTTGTTGCCAGTTTTGCTTGAGCAGCTTCATCCTCGATGGCTGCCTTGACCCCATCAAAGCCAATCTTGATTGCATAGGCACTTGCGGCGGCGGCGGCAACTGCAAAAGCCTTGACTGCTACTGAACCAAACTTTGTTAACTTATCACCAAAATCGTCAGTATCAGTTGATGCCTTTTTTAGATTTTTTGTTAAGTTATCAACATCGGCAAGAATCGAAAGTTTGAGTGTTCTACTATCTCCAGCCATTATGACCATTCCTTAAGAATCTTTGCAAATGCTGCTTCCCATTTGCGGATGATGTCAGGTTGAATTCTGCGCATTGTGGGCCAAATGAAACGACCTTGATTTCCTTTTACTCCATAACGAGGAGTTCGTTCGCCAAATCGAGCAAACCTTTTTGAGCCAAACTCGACACCTGCAAGGATGCCTCGACCGCCCGCTTGACCATTGACATTGAGTTGAGTAGTTGCTCCACCTGAAAACTTTTGTTGAGCAAAGCCAATTCCAAATTCACCAATCTTAGATGTTTTTGAAACTTTTATGCCTTGAGCAATTCGTTGTTGTTGAACGCCAGTGGCAGCAGCGCGAATCTGTTGTGTTGCATAATCTGCAAGCGCACCTGACTCACGCTTCGCTGCTTCCTGACCTGCTTCATCCATTGCTTTATAGGAACGAATAATCTTGCGAAGTTCGGCTTTGTCGTAAGTAAAAACCCTGTCAGGGCTAACCTCACTTGCCATTTCCTCGCTCCTTAAGTATTTCAAACGCAGTTAAAACATCCTCTGCAGATTGCCATTCACTCATTGGAATCCCTGTTGCCAGTGCTAACTGGATTAGGATTCTGTTGATGCTTCCTGGCTCATGGCTTTTGGGCTATCTGAATCTCCAACAGTTACCTCTGCAACTGTTTCCATCCAAACATCAAAAACCTTAACTGGCTTTCCCCCTGCTTCACGCTTCATTGCGTGATAAGCCAAAAACATCAAATCCCAAATTCCAATGGAATCTTGAGCCTGACTAATCGTTTTGCTTACGGCCTTTTCCCATTTAGCCCATTCAGGCGGTTGTGCAACATAAGTTGCTTTCTCACCTGAGTTGAACTCGATTAAGATTGGCAGTTTCATTTTTTGCTCCCGTTTCTATTTTTAACTAAAGGTTTCTACTACTGTACCCTTAGATACTTTAAATGTGAATGATACAGTCTGAGCATCTGTTCCTGCTCCACCTGCGGTTGGAAATTCAGGCATGATTGGGAAAACGAATTGAGCGCCCGTAGCCGCAGTCAATGTAACTGAAATGTCTGTATCAGGTGCGGATTCTGCTGCTGCCCATAATGCTTCACAAACTGAACTTGTCTTGCCCCAATCTGCAAGCATCTCAAGTGCGAATGTGCCCTCAAGATTCACGGTTTTGTACGCTTCGCCATCGAGTGTCTGAAAAGTTTCACGAACATTTGTTTTTGTAAGAATTGCTGATGTCGCTTG